AGTTCCTTCAAGATAACCAAATGTACCATTCTCTACATCAGACTCACAAACAGCGTCTAAAATTCTCTCAGCATAATGAGTAGTTTTCATGTTTGTACTCTCAAATACATTGTATTTTGCCATATTATTTTCCTCCTAAATTATCGTTCAACAGGAATGTTGCCATATTTTGTTACAACATATCCATCATTATCATCGTCATTAGTATCAACAATTCCCGAAGCTAAGTTTCCATCAACCTTTGTAAAGTTCTGTGCAAGATTCTTTCTTGCATACAGAATAGAACACTTACTTTCAATTTCTTCTACAGACATTTCATCTTTCTTTTCTTTAAGTGCTTTAAAATCCTCGGAATCGGAAAGAACAACTTCGTACTTTGCAAACTCAGCATCTTTCTTTTGATTCATTTCCTCGGCAAGTCTATCCTGTTCAGCTTTAACATATTCCTCATATTTTGGTTTAATATCATCTAACTCAGCTTTTACTTTCTCAAACTCTGCTTCAACGTCTGCTTTAGCTTTCTCAGTAGCTTCAACTTTCTCATTTGCTTCTGCAAGTTTAGTTTCGTATTCTTTAACCTTTGTTTCTGCTTCATCAAGTTTTTCAAAAGCCTTGTTAATTTCCTCAGAATTATAAAGAAGGTCGTTCTCAGCAACCTGTTCACCTTCCTCATAATCTGCGTATTGAATTTTCTTTCTCTTACCACTATTGAAATCAACACATGGCTTATCGCCTTCAAGAGTAAATTGGAAACTGATAAGTTTATTCTCCTGATAATCAAAAGCAATTACTTCATTTTCCTGTACATCTTTAGCACAATATCTAGGACGTTCATCGCCCCATCTATCTCTATACATTCCATGCTGATTAACAATCGTGGAAATATCTTCAAACTGTGAAAGCACAGTCTGTGCAAAATCTACTTTTGGCATATCAATACCCCCTTGATTATTTTCTTTATTCACAATCTTTGTGAAAGTTTCATATTTATCGTTTAATTCACTTTGAATATTTTTAACAAAATCACTCATTGTAAATTGAACTTCTACAGTTGAATTAATCATTGCTGGCTCACTATCATCACCTAAAATGCAACAGCCATTAAATCTAAATTTTGTAAAATGGAACACTCCATCATCATCTTCATAACCTTCCCAAGAACCAAGTTCCAATTCCATCGACTGACCTTTAGTAGTATCTCTAGTCATAATATCAATAGATTCATTAAACTTCGTCCAAAGTAAAGCATCGACTTGAAGAAATTCACGTTCTTCTCCATCATCACATAATTTGGTTATCCATCTAGGATTACAGCTTTCAGGGATAACACCATATGCACTACCGATGTATTTTTGTATAACACCATTTTCATTCTTTGATAAGATATACTCATGTCCTTTAAAATCAGATTCACCAATGTCTTTGTTATATTTAATGAATCCTAAAATAGCAGTATTCTTAATCGAATCAATACAATCATCAACAACTTCTTTGTCAAAGAAACTATTGTTAAAATTTTTTCCTGTATGAAGAACATCAATAGTTACATTAAGAAAACGTGTATCTTCATTTACTTTTTCTTCTTTTACAAAGAAAACAGAAGATAATGAAGTGATTTTACTTTTTGGCATATCAATCACTCCTTTTTAATATTATTAGTTAAAACAAGCATCTATTTATATCTACTTCAAATTGTTCTAAATTTTTAATGATAATATCATCATTCTCAAAAACAAATACAGTCTTGCCATTTTGCTTATCTTCTTTGATTAATTTAGAACCATGTGTAATTAAATAGTTTGCTAATTTTCTTCCTTCACAAATAAAAGTTTTCATACTAATAACACCTCTATCTATCTATCTATATTTCTATCAGCATCTTCTGTTTTTTCACCAGCTTCATCTAATAATTCACCTTTACTTTTATTAGATGGTCTGCCAGTTTCTTTTGCAGTAGAAGAAGAATTGTAAGATGTTTGAAGTGGTACAAAATTATTATTAAAATCAAAAATATCTTTATGAACAATATAAGAACCAAGAGTGCGAGAAGGTGTCATATCAATAGAAGCTAAATACTTATCGACACAAGTAACGCCCATAGATATAGCATCTTTATATCTTTTAGAGACATTATCACGATTAAAGATAGTAATATCTAATAAATAAAAATGAAACTTAAAAGCATTTTTATTATACTTCTTTAATTTGATATATCTATTTGTCCATCTCTCAAACTGTCTATATAATCCATAAATAAATCCAGCATCATTTTCTATCGAAAGAGTAACCGCTGTACCTGACGAAGAACCATTAAATAATTCTCTTGACTCTCCCGATGAATCGTACAGAGCATCAACGGCATCAGTTACATTATTTCGTGTATTGCTAGAATCTTTAAAACTAATAGCTTTTCCTTCTGAACCAAGTGTATGTAATAATGCAATATCATCACTCATTGATTCTTTATTAATATCAGCAAACGTAAAGATTGTTTCAGAACTTAATAAAGGTTTATCAACAGTCTTTTCGTCAATCGGCACTTTGACAAGAATAGCTTTGTAATTGTCAGTTCTAGCTGATTGCAATTTTAACTTTTTATATATATCTAAATCTAAAATATCCTTAACCAATGAAATTAACAAAGGATAAGGATACGACCATTGACTATTAAGTTTAATGCAAATTTGTGATTCAGTTGGTGGCTTATACCAATTTGAAATCTTACCATCTTTATAATCTAAAAATGCTTGCTGAACATAACTAGGGTAAGCATCTAAGTTTTGAAGTTTAATTTTTGATAAATCAATAATAAAATTATATAGACCATCTTGAATCTCATATAACTTACAAATATTAAAACTTATTTGTTGTATATAGAAATCATTTTGATTTTCATAAAGTAATCCACAATAAACATCTTGATATGGAATTACTTTCATAATTTTAGAAAACTCATGCTTTAAATTCATACTTTCAAGTTTAGCTGAAAGCGAACTATAAGTTTTCTTAATTGTCGTAATGTTCGCATTGTCTTTAACATCATACAAATCAATCCACCAACAAAATAAAGCCATATTACTAAACATATTATTTAGTCGATAGTAATGTGGCGAGATATGCATGAGTTCATTAGAAACCTTTAACAAAATTTTCCAATAATGCTTTGGATGTTTAAGTGCAGTTCGAATATCTGCAATTGGTATACGACCAATAGAATCATCATTAAGAATAGAAGTATTTGTACAGATATCATGGAGCATCAATCTTTGAAAATTGCTCCAATCAATTTCACCTGTTTTCTCAGATTTAGAAAACTTTGCTTCATCTCTTTTATAATCACTTTTCGAATACAATGTTTTATAACCATTAGTTTTGCGGTTATAATTTCTATTTTGTTTTCTGCTCAACAAATCTCACCCCCTTACTAATAAAATCTAGGCTTTTTATTTATTCTTCTAAATTGCTTTGCATAATCGCTCATAGAAGTATCTTTTTTATCTTCATGTAAGAGTTGTCTTTCTAACTCGCACATAACCCAATAGTTGTATGCTAAAGAACTGTATCTATCTTTTCGCATACCAGCTTTTTCTATAATTTTAATATTTGTTCCTTTAACTTCATATTTCAAGTTAATAAGTTCATATACAAGAAGTGTTGTTTGAATGAATGGAAGTTTATATTCCATTTGCTGATAAGGCTGTAATTTATTATAACCTCTAATTTTTTCTTCAAGGACTCCATCAGCTTCAAGCTCAGAAACAAGTAAGTTAATTTTCTTTTTTTGGAATCCTGATCTTAACAATATACAGATATTATTATTAAATTCAGGAGTTGCTTTAATTGACCAGATAACTTTTGGTGCATTATTTACTTTACATCTTTCAGCCATAATGTCACTATTGCAACATGATAATGCTGGATATAGCTCACCAGTTTCGGGGTCAATTATATCTTGAATTAATTTATCATAAACACCTAAACCAACACCATGAGTATCTATAACTAAGTCTGTACATTTATAATAATGATAAAGTCTACGAACCTTCAAAGCTAAATCATCAGTATTTAATCCTTCAAAGTTTTTGAGATAAAGAATGTTTGCTTGATATGATTTATTCTTAGGAATAGCACCGTTAATCATAACAGAACTTGCGTCGTTATTATGTTTTTCAGATGCCATCAATGCTACATCAAGTGACAAAATTCTTCTTTCATTTAATACTAAATCAGGTATTTTTTGTGATTTTAAATTTAACATTAAGTTTGATTCATATAAAGGATTACGAAGATTTCTACATTGTGAAATATCTCCGAAAGAGAAAAATGCACCTTCTGTATCACCAAAAGGTACACAACCCATTTCCATTTCGAAAATAGTTTCATCAAAATCTGCTTCTGACATTTCATCTTCAACATCACTTCTTTTTAATAGATTTTCTTTAATTGCAATTTGATATGGTAAAGCACATACAAAATATCCTTCTCTACGACCTAATAAATTTATGGTATATGCTTTTGATTTAACAAAAGACCAATGGCTCTTAAACCAACATGAACTCATGTAAATTTCCATATTGCTTTCAAGATACTCTTCTTTATCTTTATATTTAGGTAAGTTAAGATAGTTTGGTTGTCTTGTTGCGGAAAGGAATCGTTTAAGAACAGTAGTAATAGTATTTTTATCTACCATTCTAAACTCGTCTATTCAATATGTTACCCCATAGGCTTTTTATCCTATAGTTCTAGGGATTACTCCCATTTCATCGGCTAGTCAATTCTAACCTAGTTCGGCATACATTTTCACCCTCGTTATACGTTAGGTTTACAGGATTCTAACCCTGTTCAAACTATTCTATAAATAGTTGTGTCGGACACTCTTGGAGATATTATATTTATTCAATCTCTATGCTCTACGATACTAATTAGCCTTTCGCAATCTAATTAGTTATCTCGGTATTGTCTGCAATTCATTATCAAGAAATATAATTTATTAATTACAGATTTCACCGATTTTGCCCGATTACAATTATACATTTCTGTATAACTAGACAATATTATTATCAGAATATTGGCACGATTCAATTGTTATTATCCGTAAGTTTTTTATCTTACGCTCTGAGAGTTTCCTCTATTTTCATCGGCTAGTCAATTCTAACCCAGTTTAGAATAAATTTTCATCACGTATTTAATACGGTGATATTGATGGTGGACACTCTTGGAGATATTATATTTATTCAATCTCTATTCGTTACGGTGATAATCGACCTTTCGTAATTCGATTATTTACCTCGGTATCAACTTGGACTAATTAGACTTTAGCTTTCACCGATTTTGCCCACTAATTATTTATGGTTATTTATATCACTTTCACCATAAACGGCAATCAATTATTTTACCTCTGCCCGAATCTGCCGCAGTAACAACTTTTATCCAGCTACCATTTTGAAAATCTATTTGTCCTTTATTTGGACTTATGATTGGTTTTCCTTTTATTTCTCTACATAGGTTTTCAGAACCCCAACCATAGTTTTTCATAAAATCATCAACTATCTTAGATAATACTTCATTAGCCTGTACTCTTGTTGATGATGCAATACATATTTTTGTTTTAGGGAATAGTATGCATCGAACTACACAAAAAAGAGCAGTTAGCCATGTCTTACCAAGACCCCTTGAAGCCCAAAACATGAAATGATTATTGTGCATCATTGCATATATAAGAACTTTTTGAAAAAATTTCAGACTAATATTTAGATAATCTTTTACAAATCTCTGTGGATTCTCCCTATAAAATCCACACCATATAGCTACACCTAGAAGTATACGTCTTGACTTTTCATTTGCTAACTCCTTTTCTGACCTTTTATTTGTTTGAATACTCATTGTGAATCACCTCAGTCCAAAGTAGCATTTCCAAAAATGGCATCAAACAGTGTTTCATCATCTTCATCATTGTCATACTCAGGTTTCTTAACTGTATACTTCGAAATAAATTTTTCATATAAATTTGATAAGCCATTCTTCATACCCATCATTTTAGCAAGATGTCCTCTAAAGAATATATCTAAATAAAGACCTATCTTGTCAACATCTTTTAATTCTTCGTCAACATCGGGAATAGGTCTTGTGTTTTCCCACTTATCAATCAATGTACCAAATGTTTGAGACTCTGATACAGTTTCATTTGCATTTTGTTTCGGTTGCAACTTTCCTGAGTCAAGTAGCTTTTGGAAAGAAGCAGTAATATCTTTTGTATCTTGACCTAATCTTAATGCTTTAAGATTTTGTAATCTATTAAAACAAATGTCTTTAATGATTTCTTCTTGTGCTTTTGTATTACATTCATGTCTTGAAGTCCAATCATTATATTCTTTTTGCAAGAATGTATAATCATCATCTGAAAATCCAGCCCCAAAGAAATCAATTGTTCTTTGATCGGATTTAGTATCAACATATTGATTTATTAAAGCTGTATTCATTTCTTCTTTCATCGTAGTATCATAGCATTTTTTAGTGTTTTGATATAAACGATTAGTTCTCATAAGAGCACCAAAGAGAGTACCATTTAATTCTTTCTTTGATATTTCAATTGCTTTATCAAAATGTTCATCGCTATAATAAATGTCAAAAGCCATACAGATTCTTCTGTACGCCATCTTTTCAGGGTAAGACATATTTTCAAGTTCATACTTGTCACGATACAGTTCATAAATTTCTTCCAAACATTTTTTACAATATGGTATTCTTCCGTTTGGATAAAGAATACTTTTTGAAGAATAGAACCTTCCTTCTTCATATTCTTGCTGACACCTTAAACATCTAATCTTAGGTGTTCTTCTTCTCGCAGTTGTTTTTACTGTGTCAGCAACTTCAGCTTTTCTAGGTCTACCTCTTTTAGCCATATGCTAACACCACCTTTCTTCTATCCAAATGTTGTGATTAAGATATTTTTTAATCCACATTCTTTATCCCAAATAAAACACTCACATTTCTTTACAGCACCAACATAACCACTATTATGATGCCACATATCTGTACCAGTAAAAGAAGATAAGTTACGAATAATAATTCCATTTACTTCTTTTGTTTGTTCACTATGTAAATGCCCTAAATGAAATTCATGATATTTTGTGCGACCCCATGCTTCTCTAGCTTCAATCTGCATCAGTCCTTCGATACGTTTCTTTTCTTTATCACCATGAGAGAACCCAATTAAGCATTTTCCAAATTCAACATATTTTCTAGGTGATATACTTGTATCAACTGTTACATTCTCATTGTTTATAAAATAACAATTCAACGAACATATAGCATGATAAGAAGTTAAAAAATCATGATTTCCATTTACACAAAATAGTTCAACAGGTGCAATGGTAGACAGTTTTAAAATATTTTCAATTAAACACTCTAATCCATATTTGAAAATTAATTGAGGACTTAAATCACTATTCTGCTTAGTACCAGCAGTAGTAGTAGATTCATATGTGTCAATATGAAAGAAATCTGAACCAACAGGAAAAATAATCTTTTCAATATTCATACCTGACACATTCTCAATAACATCATCAATAACATAAGAGAATCTTTCCTTTGCCAACACGTAATTATATGTTTCTGAATCATTTTCAGAAAAACCAAGTTTACCAAAGTGTACGTCTTGAACAGGTATCTCTAACAAATATCCATCACTTATTTTTTTAGATTTCTTAATAACAGGAGATGGGTATTTAGAAATTAATTCTTTATAAAAATTTTCAATTTGATTTAATGTCAAATCAACAATAGGTTTTACAGTTATGTAACTTGCATAAAGAGTAACTATACCATCTTGTTTGCTTATTACTTGACGAATTGTATTTCTAGCACTTACGATTTTCCAACAGCCAATATCAAAGCCATGAGCTTTTAAAACAAAATCGGGATTCCTAGATTCCTCTTCATTCATTTGAATTAGTTTACTACTTGAATAACTATTGTCTTTATTAATAGTTACTTCTTCATTGAATGACATTTGCAATTCTTTAACTGTTTTTTCTTTTTTATCAAATACACCAGCTTCATAAAATCTCTTAGCACAAGCATAAGATTTTCTGTAAGCAGATTCAGAAGTTGGTTTATCTTCAATTTCGTTATTGATGATATTTGCAAGTTCTTCCCAAGTCATATCAATCTCGCCCAAATCTTTAGCTTGACCTAATCTCCAAATATATTGTTCTTTGTTTTCAGAACTTAACATATGCAAATTCATCATAATAATTTCCTTTATCAGAAAGGGTGTCATAGCTAAATAAATTAATCATGACACCAATATGTTTAAATAATTTCATTAATATCAGTTACAATACTATCAGCAATACCAAGTTTAATCGCTTCATTTGCAAAAATAAACCAATCTCTACGATAATTTTTATCATACACTTCCTCAGAAATAGAAGTATGAGATAAGACAAATGCTTTAACCATAGCTTCTGTATCTTTTGAAAATTCAAGATTATCAAGTACCTTTCCAGTATCACCGAGAGCACCACCACGACCATCATGAATCAGAACAGTACAACTAGGAAGAATCATCCTTTTATGACCAGCCATTAAAAGAAGTCCACCCGAACTGTAACACATTCCTAATCCAATCGTGTAAACAGGTGTCTTACTCATAAGAATTAAATCAATGATGGTTAATACGGCTGGAAGTTCACCACCAATAGTATTAATATAAATCTTGATAGGCTTTCTATCCTCGATTTTTACACCAGCATCTTCTTTATTCCAGCTAAGTATATCTTGATAAATGTCTACGAAATTACTATCAATAGCAGTATTTAAAAAGATACTTCTATCTTTCCTTCTTGTGTAATGGTCTAAAAGATAAGGGTCAGGAAGTTTAACATTCTCAATCCCACCAAGATTAACAGCACCTAATACATCAAGTTCAAAATCTCTTTTCATAAAAACATCCCCTATAGTTTAAATTTCAAACTAGAATTTGAAATCACAACTTTCGTTGTTTTACATTTTTTTTCTAATTGTTTTCTTAATTCTTCTGCTAAAGTTTCTTTAGCCTTTTGACTTCCATGATGTAAAATAATTTTATTGCAATTCACAGAAGTATAATAATCGACCAATTGCTTAAATGGTGCATGACCACTTAAAGACTTTAATGAATATGAAGAACATCTGCATTTATATTCTTTTGTATCAATGGTAATTGTTTTGATTTTATTATTTTTTAAAAGTGATGCCAAACTTCCTTCTGTACTGAAACCAACAAATAGAACAGTAGCATTTGGATTTGACACAACAGATTTTAAATGATGGCGAACCCTTCCTACTTGACACATACCAGCAGTAGACAAAACTACGCATGGTTCGTTAGAAGCTACTAATGCTTTACTATCTTCGCTTTCTTTTACGAAGATTAATTTATCCCAATTCAAAAGTTCATCAAATAATTCTTTGTCCTCACCATCTAAAACTTTTTCGTAATCCTTGAAAATTTGAATAGCCAAAGGCGAGTCAATATAAACTTTTGGTTGCCATTCTTTGTCTTTGTACAATTCATAAATCATTAATGATAATTGCTGGATGCGACTTTGAGCAAATGAAGGAATAATTACTCTGCCTTTCATTTCATGTACTTGCATATCAATAATCGACTCTAATTTATTTATATCAGTTCTTCTTTCTTTTAAACCTGTTTTAAGGTCAGGTCTGTCTCCATAAGTCGCTTCACCAATTAGAACATCTGCATATTTAATTTTTTCAAAGTTACCAACAAAATGATTTTTGATTTTTGAATTTCCAATATCACCAGTATAACCAATAACCTTCGTTGTGTTATTCACTGTAATATACAAAACAATCTGACAGCCATATAATAAATGACCCGATGGGATAAACTCAAAACTAAGTTCATCATCTATATGAATCTTTTCACCAATAGGATATTCAATTGTATTTTTTAACATTATGTCTACATCGGAAGTAGAATACAATGGTTCGTAATTTTTATTATGCTGACTATTAATTACTAAAATATCTCTCTCTGAAATATAAGCTGAATCATAAGCCATAGTTTTTAAAATTCCCAAATTACCATTTGGAATAATAGTAGTCCCTTTAAATCCATTCTTGTATAACTTAGGACAAGCAAGAGAGTGATCTGAATGTAAATGTGATATAAACACCGTATCAATTTCTTTTGCTTTAAATTCTTTAGTTTTCCTATTATTCACTAAAAAATCTTTGTATCTATCATTTGATTGTGCCAACCCAGCATCTAAAAGAATTTTATGATTTGGCGTTTCGATGTACACGCAACTTCCTGTCACATCTTCCGATGCGGATTCATCAATAAATGATATCTTTATGTCTTTTACTTTTTTCACCATATCTTTACCACCTTTATTTTTTGGTAGTCATTTCCTACTACCATACAGAGGTTTTCATCTGCTATACGTCCAAAGACAATATACCGCTATCAATTGCAGAGGTAGGATTCGAACCTACGATCTCAGGGCGATGAACCCAGTGAGTTACCTCTTCTCCACTCTGCTAACTGGAATAGTGAGATTCGAACTCACGATCTCTTGAACCCAAATCAAGCGTCTTACCAAGCTAGACTATATCCCATTGACAAACAGTAGCAATGACCTATCAACACCATTATTAAAATTTCGTAAGCTAAATGATATTAACGATCATTGCTACTAACTCTCGCAACAAGGTTTGAACTTGCGACCCCATGATTAACAGTCATGTGCTCTACCAACTGAGCTATACGAGAAAATATAAAATGGTATGCCATATTTCATGCATACCATTCTAAAGGTGTAAAATGAATGAAAAGAGTAACCACAAGAATCTGTTTAGATAACGAGTGGTTTATATAAACAGCTTTTGCTGAGTATACCGTAATTATTTTCCATTAATCTTTTCAGAGTAATGCCTTGTGATATTAAATTTCGTTTTAGTTTTACTGTCAACCAAGATATCTTTACCAGTTAAATTATTATGTCTTTTTTGTTTTGGGATATAACTTGCATTTAAACTTATACCTTCAAATAGTTTAACAGTTACCTCTGTATTATTTTCATCAACAGAAGAAGCATAATCAAAAATAATATCTTCTAGTGCTGAATGAATCTTCTTTACGGTGAATATATCTTTCCCAGTAATTCTTGAAATTTTTCTTATCAACTTTTCTTTTGTAATAATTTTAGAATCCATATTTATCACTCCTTAACTGATAAGGCACTTTAGATGGATGCCATGTGAGAAAATATCTTTCCCCATAGGGCATATTTCCGATTTCCCTAAAATGCCTTATTTTTATGTCATTTGCGTTTTTTAAAAAAATGGTGTATAACCTTAATTTAATGTCATATCGCTTTTTTGAACTTCTGACTTCATTTTCATCCTTCTGAGTCTTTGTGTCTCTAATTTCCTTTGTTTTCTATATGCTTCATAGCAATCAGGACATTTCTTACTGTTGCCATTTCTACTTTTGATTTCAAACCACTTACCACAATCTTCGCACTGTGTAACTTTCGTTTTAATACCACCATGAATATGTCGTTTCAAATTTTGATAAATTATATTACCGTAACAAATCCACAATAAATCTTTGCGAGTATTGTTTTTTACTCTATATGAAAAATCAATAAGCATATCTACGATCTGTGTTTTTGTATAACCAAACTTTGATAATTCAGATAATGTCTCGTCTTTTATTTTATTAAACATTACAAGTTCTCTTAACTTGCTATTGTTAATGAGTTCTGCTTCATGGTAATCTTTCAAGTTATTAATTTTATAACAAACTATGCTATTCAATTCTATATATTTTAAAATCATAGGGTCTGTTTTCTCTTTTATGATTTTCCCTTTATCAGTAAACTCTGCTTGACACTTTACATCAGGGTCAGTCATAAGAAGGGTATAGTCAGGTTTATTTAATCCTATATGTCTAAAATTCAATCTCACTTTTGGAATGATATCATCAAGCCTATTCACAAAACTTCCATTCGGTAATTCAACTTGTTCGTCAAGTTTATCTTTTGCATACTTAAAAAATGCTGGGAGTTTATTGTTTGTAAATGATGTTATGTCCTCATGAATATCATCAGGTCTTTCAGGCATATACAAAGTCTTAGCATAATCAATCTTGAAGTTATTTTCACAACACAATATTTTAATTAAATCAATAGCTTTTCGTTTTTCTTCGTCAGTGCCATTAACCATAATATCACTGTTATAAATTTTTGAAATATCGTTACTATAAATCCCAATGTTACTTCCTGTAAAAGCATGATTCAATCCATCGTATATACTTTCTTTTGTGAGAATGACAGATGGTGCTTTCTTCATGTTATAGAAGAGTGGCACGACATTCTTTATATTTCTTTCAGCAACTTTTATAATTGCCTTGTCTGCGACAACTAGCGAAGTGTCTCCATCAACATCGAATTGGAGAATCTTGCTTATCAAGTCATGACAGCTTGTATATACCGCATTGCTACAAAACCATTCCCTTGCAGATTTTTTTCTATCACCACCATATTTACCACAGGCAACATTATTTCTAATTGCGTGTTCAATGTAAAGATGGGGACTTCTCAAACAATCAAGTTTATCATTTGTTTTAAATAACCAACAGAAAACTTCACCATTCTCTAACAAGCCTTTTGGATTTTCTTCTTTGAGGAATAACCATTCTGCAAAAGCGTACAAGTCAGGAAGAAGAAAAGTGTATTTACCATGCACAGATAATTTCCCACTTTTATATCTCTTTGTTAAGGCATCTTTTATATCTCTTATTTTGTCCTTGACACTTACATCATTAATCAAATCAGGATATAAACTGATTGCCTTTTGGAAGTATGTTTGATTTTGATTATAGTCTGTAATACCTAACAAAATCTTTATGTTGTCAACAGAAGAACATAAGTTATTTAATTTGTCAATTGATGGCTTTGCAATTTCATACATTTCATCTTCTGTGATATCCGTTAAAGATTGTAACATCTGATAGTTGATTGTAGAATCTTTAATCTTTTCACGTTCAGGATTTGTATACCCAGCAACACAATTAAATCTCTTGAAGCAATCCTTATACTCTTCCCAACTCTCATAATACTTATGCATCTTAAACTGCGAAGCAGTAAAAATAATTTGAATGTCCTCTTTGATTACATCATGTTCCTTGCCGTATATATCAGTGACAATAGGAGAGCAGTTATGAACTTCAATGAATTTTCTAAAATCAAATTGACCTAACAATCCTTTAACCCACGGAAGTCTTATCATTCTGTTCGACTCAACAACAGAAGGTAATATGATACCACAACCATCCATATGCGGAATCGGAACATCCATTCTATTTCTCTCAATCTTGTATGTCACATCATCAATGAAATCTACTTCTCCATTGACATTCGTTTCAAAGTCAGGAACAACAATTGTTTTATCAATATCAAAATCTTCCCATGCATCAGTAGCAGAATTTGTCAAAGCAGTATAAGCTAAGAATTTATTAGGATTGCTACCACCCTTACTATTAATCTTATCAAGAGTAAGACCACACATAATTGTTTTCTCATACTTGTTCCAAACAGACTCTTTAACAAAAACACATTTCTTTGTTCTAATTTGTCCAGCAGAAGAAGTAAAGTATCTATACTTTTCACCTTTGTATATAAAACCATGATAAATTAAATCCTTTACTACGTCAAAGTAGTAAACTTGTATAACCATAAAATCTTCGCAAAGAGATTCTTGATTTGCATGAATCATTCTTGTAAAAGAAGAATCAAAGACAGAGATGCAATTATCTTCATCAATGGGTACATCTATATTTTTAAACACATCATTTTTTTTATTACATGATGGATTTAAATTCCTAAGTTTTCTAACATGGTGTTTTCCACTCGTTTTAATATTCATGTCAACCTTGTTTGCTAACAAGGCTAACATAATATTTTTTATTTGTTTGATCTTAGTATTTTTTAATTTAACATATTTTTTTAATTCATAATGCTTCTCACATAGAGTTTTAATATTTTCATAGTCCTCATGTTCAATCCATTTATCTAAATTGTATCCTTCTTCTTCGAGAGTAGAAGATAACTCTTTATTGTCAATTCCATATTTTTGTAACTCGTTTTCTATTTCATCTATCTGTTGAACAAGTGTAAATCTTTCAATTCTTAACTTATGATTTTTCCAGTGTAATCGTGCTTCTCTGTTGCTGTAAAAGTTACAGGTGTCAACAGATAGAATCGTAATTTGTTTATCTAACATATCTCGTTACCTCATTCATTCATTCGTTCATTCAAATTTGTACGGTGTATATATTTAAGAGTTATTCATCATACAATTCAAGTTCGTCTGTCATATTAAAATAATCTTTTGCGTAATCTCCAAAAGTATCGCCACCAGCAATATCAAAAACGTTAGACCTAAGAACTCGATCATCATTTGGTGGGTAAAAATCTTTTTCTGACAGAACAGGATTATATTCATTCATCTTTGACTTTTCTTCTTGCATAATCTCACCCCCTTTCATTGAGTATTACAAGAAACAGCTTTATCATGATTGATAATATATTTTTCTAAAAACATTTTTAATTGTCTCTCTTTGTTTTTTATTTCTCTCTGTGAATATGATTCTCCAAATGCAAATAACATATTACCTTCTCTCTTGTAAGCATTTGTAAAGATTGTAGTTGGGGTAATATATTTATTGTCTGTCTTAATCCTGTATGGAGTGGCAGTAGTAATTATTTTTAACTCATTCTCTAAAACATACACAGCTCTTTGAACAGCTTTGTAATCCACGCCAATATGATTAGCAATATTCATGTATGTTGAATCATATGCTTCGGGATAAATCTTTCTCCTGTTCTCAATATCTCCATCAGTACCAACACACCAATCAGAATCCAATTCAGATTTGCTAAAACAATTTGGTCTGTTATAAATCGAGTATCTAAGATATGCTAACACAAGAAGTAAAACTGATGTTGATACGTGACATTTTTTATTATTCTTCTTTGCTCTGTAGAACATAATCGAATACAATTCATCAAGATAAATAACAGCATATTTATCATTTTTTTTCAAAGCATTAAAATTAAATGTCACAAATGATGTTTTTGTTAATTTCTCTTGGTAAGATATAAACTTTAAATTTCTCAGTTCTTCAATGACTGATAAGAATTTATCATTTACTTTTCCAACTCTTGTGTTTGGTTTTAAACCATGCCATTGAACAATCTGTGATACCGAAGCAAATGTTTTATCTCTCAAATCTTTATTAACAACAAAGTAAGAGTAAATAGATAATCTCCTTTTGTCTAATTCTGTATTCTCAATTATCTCTTTCGGAATACGAATATATCTTGCAGAATATCCTGATAATTCGATTCCTGTTTTGTATTCGCATCTGCTTTCCATTTCTTGACCTCTTTCTCTTTATGACCTTAATTCAATGTCATGCTCTCCTAAAAAATGATTTTCGTAACAAAAGCACCTTCATACCATGTAGTTTAACTAGAATAATATATAATATATAATAATATAATATAATATATAATAATAATTAATTAATATATAAAAACAATATTTGCCACTCGAAGAGGGGCAAGACAACTGAGCGAAGCGAAGGCGTCAGTCTCTATGCGAAGCATAGACTGTTAGTGTATATATAATATAATAATATATAATAATATATAATAATATATAATATAATATATGTTATATATAAAGTTATAGAGTATATAGTTAATAGCTATAAGACTAAGTAGAGTATAAAGACTAAGTAGTATATAGTCCAATAGAGTATATAGTCCAATAGAGTATTATAACCCAGTAATAAGGGGAGAAGATGTGTAAAGTCTTTCAACTGGCTTAGTCTCTAGTAACTGGTTTAGTCTAGTAAAGCTATAAGGCTAATGGAGTTATAAGACTGATAGTTGACTTACTACTGAGTTAGCTGAGTTAGCTACAGAGATAGCTATTGAGTTTAATTAGCTATTGAGTTAGCTACTCGATTTACTGAGATAGCTGTATACTCTCTGAATTAGCTTACACGGCTATATGAATATGAATATTATATCACAACAGTGTATAAACTTAAAGCCTATTGTTTGAATTTTTGTAAATTTTTTGCATTTTGATTTTTACGAACATATGTTTGTTTTTATGATTGATTTATTGCTTGTACGAATATATCAAACATATGTTCTTTATTCTGCTTGTGACTTATGGAATTATATATTTGCTTTGCCTTGTTTTACGGTTTCAGTTTGATTCTATGTGTTGTATTTTACCTGATATGCTCTCAGACGCTCTACAAGGCGATTTAAGAGTGTTTTAGTCTTTTAGGCATAAACTGTTAAGGTTATACCCTAAACGTGGCTGTATGAGCCTCTGAGAGCCTGCGAGGGGTATATACGTTGTTTGATACATCGTGTATATTTCATCAGACGGTTACATGAGTAATTTATTTTAATTCATGTTACACGATCTTAACTTGTTCGTTACTCAGGAATTAGATTACTCAGGATGGTTTAATCTTTACCTCAGTGCTTCGCACTTCGGAACTACCGCCCTCAATGCTTACGCATTTCGGTTGGTGAGACACCTTCGGTAACATCTCTTGCGAGATGATTACCTACGGTATCTCTTCTTGTTCTTCTTGGCATATTCAAAATAGTCACAAGAATATTATTTATGCTTGTAAAAATATTATTTTTGTTACGAGGTTTATATCATATTTATTTGTTAAACAGACATAAATTAAAGTCGTATGCCACTATTTATATTATACAAAAATGGCATTATTCTAACAACTATAATCCACGAAAAAATATATCATATGACATATTTTTAAGGTCATGTAGTTATCATAGTAATTGTATATATTTTTTACATACGGAATAAGTATATGGTTTGTAACTATTTATAGCATAGATACAAGGTCATATGTGGTAACAAATAATTTAATATTTATTACAATAAATAACTTATCTGAGCAATTTAACAAGGTTCAAGTTCTCATTATTGCCCGATCAGTATGACATAAATATAAGGTTGTATTATATAGTAGATTCATATACTTCCACCGTAAGAATTGTGTGTTTTTTAGTTCATGAATCTGACATTTTAATTTTAATAAAAATAGGGAAATTTTAGTGGAGTTTTAGTGTAAATTTAGGTGGGATTTTGGACGGTAAAACTGGTAAAAATATTAATGATTTTTGCCTATTGAATGTGAAAGAATTTAATATTACATAGGTAAGATTTTATAGAAATCCTGTTGGACTTTATTAGGTTGTTATATATATGGTAGGTTCTATTTATGGTTTGAAGTAGAATTGAAGTAGGATTAAAGTTACTTCAAAGAAAGAATGACTTTGAAATTGTTTCAAAGAAGAAATGATTTAATATATAGGAGTATGGGAATTAATGAGAGTATGGGAATTAATGGGAGTTACAGGAGAATGTAAAGTTGGGGTAGGAGAGTGGATATGGAGAGTGGATATGGAGAGTGGATATGGGCTGTAAGTAAGGCTGTATATGGACTGTATT